GGGTAAATCTGTTATTGTTCGCATCAATGATCGCGGACCCTTCATTAAGGGTAGACACATTGATCTATCAAGGGCTGCGGCTCGTAAGATCGGCTGTCATGGAATATGCAAGGTATCGATACAGGTGATAGGATAATAAATACTGATGTCATCTATGGGAGAATAAAATGGAAGAACTTCACAACGCACTAAAGATTGTCTTAGCCGATACATTCACAATGTACATGAAGACACATTCATATCATTGGAACGTTATTGGTCCTAACTTTTCAGAGTATCATGAGTTTTTTGGTAATCTATATGAAGAGTTACATGGAGCTGTAGATCCAATTGCGGAACAGATCCGTGCTGTGAATTCTTTCGCTCCTAGTTCGTTAAGCAGAATTAAAGAACTAACAAGAATTAAGGAGTCTGATACTATTCCTACCGCTGAGAGAATGTTTCAGCTTCTAATCAACGACAATAACATAGTTCTAGATGCACTTAAAAACGCATACGATCTTGCAGATAAAGAAGGCGAACTAGGTTTGGCCAACTTCCTACAAGACCGTATGGATATTCACAAGAAGCACGGTTGGATGCTTCGTGCTACAGCAGGTATGAAGTCCTAAACTCTAGGCAATATGCCTTCTGAGATAGGCATCCATCCTTTACTCTCACTATGAGGCCATACAATCCATTTGTATGGCTTCTTTTTTGTTTCAAACTCTCTCCAGATATTATGAAACTCGCTAGTATTCTCTGTATCGTTAATAAGTCTTTCAATTTCATGTTTATCTGCATCTTGTCTATAGAGTTCGTTATCGTCTTCATCCTTAAAAGCGATAACCCAGAAATCATAGTCTGTTTCAGGAACAGAACCTTTCCATAAATCTATACAATGTCTAAAGACATTCTTGAAGGACTTTTCATATGCATTTGCATTTCTGTATAGAGGATTGGGAGGATCAAACTTTTCTAAGGTATACTTTTGAACCGCACGGTCAGAAAATCTGATTCCAGAATACTCAACATAGTCGTTCAGAGTTCTGGCATTTCCAAAACCATATTTGCCAAAATCATAATCTGCAAAGTCATCGTCAACACCAAGTAGTTGCTTAACTCTCTTTAGAGACTTATTGTTAAGGTCTATCCACTTCTTATTCTCGTCCCAATGTCTGATACGACCCTTGCGAGTGTACTCATGCCAGCAAACAATTTGATTTGGAATAAACAAGTCATAACCAGCTGTGTATGCACGAACAGCCATGGAAATTTCTTCACCATGGAAATACAGATTAGGATCATATGGAACATCTCTGATAAACTGTCCAAAAGTAAAGACAAAGTGAGCAGAGAAAAATCTAGTCGGAATAGGCAAAGAGTATTGTTCAACGTTTTCTAGATTAGCAGGAAGCATGAATATGACACCCTCAGGTGTAAATCTGTCGAAGTCTAGCTTCCATACTTCTTTCACTCTAGCAGCAGGATCATTTTCAGGATCATACGATGGAACATATGCAGTAAGAAGCGGTTTTTCATGACCAGCTTTAATTAAATCATCAATCATCTTCTTACACTTGGTATCCCAACCACGAACAAATCTATGATGACTATCTAACTGTAGAGTATACTTTTCGCCATCATATGCTTCATTCAAAAGATGTCTAGCCCAGCATGTGCCAAGACCTTCTTTGTAGTCTATATCAATAACTTTAAATCTAGGGTCAGTTGCATACTCCTCTAGTGTATCCCATTCGTCTTCCTTGGATCTTTGCCATGCTATAGCAAAAACTAAGTTTTCAGGATTGTCGGCTCTTTTGATACAATCTCGGATTGTTGGAAGAAGTTCAGGATCACGATATGCAGCAATTTGAACAAAGATTTTATCAGACATTATATACTCCATGATAATATATAAGTATATATATCATGATTTGGGAGCTTTTACAATGTTTAATTTTTTCAAAGAGAGATTTAAGATTTCAGAACAGAGACTTGAAATCTGTCGCAAATGTGATGAGTTTAATCATAAGAACTCACAGTGCGCGGAATGCGGATGTTTTATGGATTACAAAACTTTGCTGCCATATGTGTCATGCCCTCTGGATAAATGGAAAGCCATCGAATCCGAAGAAGACATAAATAAGTAAAAAGTATATCTGAAAAGGCAATAAAATGGCATCATCGGGTCAAGCTGCGTGGACAAAATATTTCCAAGGTAAAGGAGATATTCCAACTATAATGAAGAAAAGTTCTCCTGTTTATGATAACGAAAAGATCAATCAAAAAATAGCAGATGTCCCAGCAGGAACTAAAGTAACATATCTTGCATCAAAAAAGTTTGAACCAAAAGCTACCATAGAATATGTTGTAAACAGAAAAAAGATTGTTGGCCGTGTACCGTTCGACAATATAGCAAAACCTGGAGTTAAAGCTTCAGGCGCCGCGTCTTTGAAGCCTCAGGCTTTTGGTGTTGGCGAACAGAAATATCCATTCTCTGTCTACAAAAAAACAGTTATGGGATCAATCGAGTCGAGAAAAGATTTAACACCAGAATCTCGCACATATCTAGCCGCACTCTTTGACTATCATTCTGGCGGGTCTACAAGTAGACAAAAGGTAATGAAGATTTTTCAAGGTGTAAAAAGTTCTGTACCTTTGAATGATATCAACAAAGATTTTGGTGAAGTTCTTGGTCCAGTTGCAATTTTAGAACAAGAGCTATTTCGCAAAAATAAAATTTCTTTAAATAAGGGTGCCGCAAGAATATATGTTCCTGCCAGACCTAATGAACCGCTAATGGACTATGCTATCTTTAGTGGTGATACTCAGTATACTATATCTGCTAAAAGTGGAACAACAACTAATGTTGTTAAGCCACCAGATATCATAGCATTGCTGTCAAAAGATCCAAAGAAGTACAAGAAGTGGTCAAAAACAAAAGAGTTTAGAATTTTGCAAACACTTGCACAGGAATCTATTTTACTTGGACCAATCAAAGCCATATCTGAAATATATCCTGATCTTATTCCACCAACTGCTGTTGCAAGTATTTCAGGAAAAAGTTATGACAAAAAAGCATTTGCCAAGTTTATAGCAAAGAACGATTATCTTAAAACAAAAAAAGAACCTACACTTAACGAGATAATGTATGAGTGTGAGAAGATGTTACAGAAACAAACAAGAGATCAAACTTTTGATATGACAGAGTTGTTTGCTGATGCCATAGAAAATCAAGTGTTTTATGTTAAATTTGAAATTGATGCATCGGGTGTTGGTGACTGGTCAGTTATTGTTTCTGATGATATTAGAAAATCAAAAAGTGGAAGCGTTGTTTATCTAAGATCAAAAAATGGATATACTAGAGCTTCCGACAGAATGGGTATACAAGTATGATTTTGGCATATCAAGATTACTTAACAGAAGCAAAAGAAGGTAAAAACCTTCACTTAGAACACTTAGAAGACGAGGTACTCAATGGCGGCGTTTCTGGCACAAGAGGCGCAATATCCTTTCTACAGTCTCTTCGTGATATGCTGGCTGGTCATGCTACTGGTAGAACTGTTAACTTAACAACGAAATGGGATGGCGCACCAGCCATCTTTGCAGGCATTAATCCAGAAAACGGTAAGTTTTTCGTTGGAACTAAAGGTGTGTTCGCTCAGAATGCAAAGTTGAACTATACGAACGAAGACATAGATAATAATCATCCAGCCGAAGGTCTAAACAAGAAACTAAAAGTTGCTTTACAATATTTACCTGAACTTGATATCGACGGTGTATTCCAAGGCGACATGATGTTTACCAAAGAAGACTTGAAGTCGGAAAAGATTGATGGTAAAGAATACATCACTTTCCAACCAAACACAATTGTTTATGCCGTTCCAGCAGATTCTTCACTTGCAAAACAAATCAAATCTGCTAAAATGGGTATCGTGTGGCATACGACTTACTCTGGAAATACTATGGAAGATATGAAAGCATCTTTTGGTGCTGATATTGGAAATCTTAGACAGTCAAAGAATGTATGGTTTAGAGATGCATCTTTTGTTGATGCCACTGGTACAGCAACATTTACTGCCGCAGAAACAGCAGAACTAAACAGCATTCTATCACAAGCTGGCACATTATTCAGAACAATCTCGGCCCGCACACTAAATGAGATTGCAACGAACGACTCATATAAAGTCCAAATAAAAGCATGGAACAATCTGAAAGTTCGTGAAGGTAAAGAGATAAGCAATACTGCCGCACATGTACAAGGTCTTATTCTTGAAGTTGAAAGAAAGCTCAACAAGAATATTACCGACGCAAAGAAAGCTGATACAAAAGCCAAGAGACAGCAAGAAAAAAATATCGTGATGCGTTTCTATACGAGTAACAAGAATGAGTTGAAGAAGATATTTGATTTACAGAACTTGCTGACAAAAGCCAAGAATATGATTGTCAAGAAACTCCAGACTGTTAGTGATTCCCTTGGCACATATCTTAGAACAGATGCAACAGGACTTAAAGTAACTGCGCCAGAAGGATTTGTGGCAATTGATAAGATTGGTAATGCCGTTAAACTGGTAGATAGACTAGAATTCTCACAAGCAAACTTTAACGCAACAAAGAATTGGTCAAAATGAAAAAAGAAGTCCGTACATTAAATGTGTGGGATATTGATGACACACTCGGTCGAACGTCGGCTAGAGTA